TTAGTGATGATGCAATTTGCTTCGTAGTAAACATTATTTTTTGCATTATTGTTATCTCTATAGATATAAAAGACACCATCAAAATCCGAACCTTGCTGAGTACGAACCACTAACTGAGCAAGATAAAAAGGAAATTCTGGGTCAGTTCCGTAATTATTGGCACGATCTTCTGACTCATAACTATGCTCCCAAATACAATTCATGGAGCCTTGACCACTAATTAATCCAGCTTCATATTGATTTCTAAATTCATCTCCAAGGTTTGTTAAATCAACTTGCTCCCTACTGGTTGTCATCTCAAAATCTCTAACTTTTGCTAAATGCCTGAAATTATCATTCTTCGTTGTAACTAAAACGTCTTTTGCAGAACTTGGAGCTACAAGGGTTATTGCATTTGCTTGTAAACCTTCTATTGCCTTTGCAAATGTATCAAATAAACGAATACCACCAACAGGATCAATGTTTATAAATTTCTTTATGTCTGGATAACTATGACCATTAACAAGTTCAAGAGTTGAACCGTCAGCAGTTTCTATTACAACTTCATCTCCTGTAATTAACGAACCAGTGCTGTGGTCAATACTAAATCTTTTGCTGTCTACATTGACATCAAAAGGATCTAGTTTTGTTCTAATGGCACTATTTAACGCATCCCTTTTTAAGGCAATTTGTCCAGATTGTCCAAAGTAAACGCTCATTAATCAACCAAAGTTGTGTTGCCATAAGGAGCACCATTAGCTTCCCAACTAATATCAGCAGAAGCAACTTCTCCTACTGCGGTGTTCATCGAAACGCTTGTAATAAAAACAGAGAATTGAATATCTCGAATATCTGAAGATCCTGTGGTCATCCGCAGCTTTAACACTATTTCAGGAGAAGCATCGTTTTCACCATCTCCTGCTGAACCTCCTGCTTTTATGGAATTAGTTAAAATTGCATTTAAGTTTGAATTAGCACCAGAAGCAGGACTAGCAACGTAATAAAACAAACGGCAACTACCTGAATAACTTCTTACTCCTGCTTTTAAAGTTCTATCTGTGTCTCCTAGTGAGGTTGTTTCTAACACAGCCATTGAACTAGAAAAAGACCAAGACTGAACCTTTGCAGCTTTAGTGTCTGACTCCGCTATGTAGAGTTCTCCATCACGACCAGAATAAAAACCCACAACCTTAAATTAAAACGTTGTTCTTATTATATGGGTGCATCCAAGCAAGCAACAAAACTACAGCTAACATTACTCAATCCTTTAAAACTACTTGTGACATTTGGAGGGCCAGAATAACGCCATTTTAAACCCGATCCAGACTCTTTAAAATAATTAGAAAGGCTTGTGCTACCTACTCCTACCGTTCCATTAGCAGAAGAAAACGTCACATAATCCCAATCAGAATTTACATCTTCATAATTAGCTAAAATTAAAGCAGCATCAGCATCAGAAATATTAGAAAAGCCTAGTTGCAATGTGGCATTAACTCTATTTTTTCCATATCTCATTATTGTTTTAACTCCATTTTGAGCTTCAAACTTAGTTTGTGGATATTCACCAGGGTTGTACCTTCTAGAACTTGGCTTTATTGAAGGAAAATTATGCGGCATAACTATGCTCCCAACTCAGGGAAATATGTTGTTAAATTAGCACCCTTTTCAGCCCGATACAATACAGCAAGTTTATTGTCAGAAGTCAAAGGAGCATGACTAGCTGCAACCTTAATAAACCCTTCTTCTCCATAAGTAAGAGATTCAATTTTATATAAACGATTCTCAGTTGTTGTATCAATCTGAGCAAATAACGTACCTATTAAAGATCCTTGTTGTACTTTTCCATCGCTTCCAACACTTAACAAACCAGATTGCACTTGTCCTAAGTTTCCAGGCTTCCAGTAATAAACATTAATTGTTCCAGAAATTGCAATTCTTGAAGTAACAAAACCATCCTTATCAACACTTCCGTTATTGAACCTACTTGTATGAGTTACTTCTGAGATAACACGAATATAATCTCCAGGTAAAACTCCCAATACAGAAGTAGGAGTTGTTTCAAACGTAATACCATGATCAACTTCTTTTCTTGTTGCTAAAGCCACAGCAGCAAATAAATGAGCTTGTTCCTTTGAAGTATTCCAGTTACTTAAATCAAATACTTCTTCTGGAAGTTTCTTTAATTCTGCTTGAGGAATATTATCGTAATCGTAAGCATAAGTTTTTACTTTCGTTTCAGGGAAAGAAGTTGACTTATCTTCTCTATATAAAACTGTTGCTTTAAACATTTCTCTTTCTTCTGGAGAAAGAAAAGAAACTTGTAAATTACGCATATTTCCATCACTAAATAATGCTTTTATATCAATTCCTCCTCCTGCATTTGATGTTGCTTGATAATTAATAGTAAAGTCACTTTTAACAGGGAAACTAGGTCTTAAGCTAAATTGTCCTCCCTTAATACTGAAATCTAATAAATTGTAAGCTGCATGTTCAAAGATAAATTCTCTTAAATTAAATCTCTTATCAATAACACCGTCCCAAGTAAATTCATTCTTATAGCAATACTTAGCAGCATCAATCATTTCACTACGATTAACACCTCTTGCTCCTATTAATTCAGCAGCACCATAAACATCATTTGTTAATAGGTCATAAGCAATCTCTACAAAATTATTTGTACTTTGTTTACTTACAGTTTCAGAAACAGTGTTTCCACTGTCATTTATTAATCTTTGAGTTTTTATTCCGTCGGTTATAAAAGCAGATAAGTTACTTAAACTTGTTATTTCTTGTGTGCTATGTATTCTTAAACCTGCCATTGCTAAATCAGGATAGTTTACAAATTGTTCATCATCTGATTTTTTAACCTCATTAATAAATACTATTTCATGTTCAGGTTGACTGCTATGACTAGAATCTTCTGAATCATATAAGTAATAATCTGCAATAGCATTGTTTGGGTTTGTATTAATAATAGACCAATAATTATTACTAATTGCATTATCACCTGAACCACTTTCTCCGTCTGAATCATCAACAGGATTTTCAACTAATACTTTATCTGCAATAACTCCTCTAGTAGGCGTTCCACTAACATCGTTTAATCTGACTTTATCTCCTGTGTCATATTGATCTCCAGGGCTTCTAATTGTCCATTCAATATAAGGAATTTCATTTGCTTTTGTATGTTTGACGCACCAAAGAGTCAGGCCACTAGGATTACGATCTTGACCTCCAGAAACTTTGCTAACTACAGATGTAGTACTAATAAAAGTACTGATAGTTACGTCTATAGGTTGTAAAATTTGTTTCTTCAAAGACCATAATTCATGTCCAGTACTATCTACTTCTTTTAAACTTCCAAGTTTAAATTTACGTCTTTGCCCTTGAGCGTCTTCTACTGTTATGTAAGACTTATCTTCAGTAGGAGGTCTACTTGCTGGCCCTTCAACATAAACAGCATCAGGTATTTCTGTTCCTCCATAAATCATTCCCCAACTATCAAAGCCTTCTCGAATAGAACCACCTTTAAATCTAATTGCTACCACTCCATTTTGACGGTTGTAGTACTCACCACTACCTATGTAATTGGCTGGATTATCTGTACCGAATTGCTGCACATATTCTTCACCTTCAGTAGGTTTTACTTCATTATTGCTATAAGGATCACCATTTGGATTTGTTAAACCAACAGCTTGACCGCCAACAGGAGAAGTTGTTGGATCGTCAGGATCAATTGTTCCTACTCCTAAACCACCTCGAACCCATTCAGGGTTTCCCATTCGGTCACTATCTTTTATTATAACTAATCTATTTGCATTAAAATCAATAACAACAGAATGAACAAATCCATTATAAGTTATAGTTTTGCTTGTATTGTTATGCCCAAGAATATAAACAGTTTCAGAACTGCTTGTTGTAAATAAATAATTTCCTGGTACGGGTAAAAATCTATAGTCATATAATTGTCCTTCATTTTTAATACTTATTGTGTTGTATTGCTCTAGAGGAGAATTACCTTCTATCCCTAAAACAACCGAACCTAAAACATCTTTAAATTTTGAATTACTTTCTTCTTGTAATTTCATTTGAAACTTAAAAAAACTAAATCTTTTTATATATTTATTAACTGAACCTATGGAAATAGAACCATTTTTTGATTCATATTCAGCAACTTTACTTCTAGAAACCATTGCATTGACATTAGGTGCTCCATTTATTCTTCTAAAAACTTTGCTCTTAATTCCTATCTCTGTATAATCACATTGTCTGGTATTTGAAGCAACTCCTACAGCAACTTTCTGAAGAATAAGACTATCAAAAGGATCTTTTCTACTATCTGTTGTTTGATATTGAATATAACCTGATTCATCAATTGTTAATTTATAATCTTTAGTAAAAGCATCAAAAGAATCCCAAATATTTCCATTGGTTTCTAACGTGCAAGTAGCTAAAGCTGTACCAATTAAATACTGTTGACCTATCCTTAATCTTTCATCAGCTTCAATTCTTGATGTATCTGCTGCTGACTTTGCATCTTTAGAACCCCAAGGCGCAAATTTATCTTGATCAATAGCACCACCACCGCCACCTTCTGCTTCCCAAGCAGGTTCTTTTCTTGCTCCGTAAATGCGATAAGTTAATTCAATATCTTCATTAACCAAACTAATTTGACCTTCTGAACCACCAATTAACGCTGAATATCTAGGATATTTATGACTAATTTTTTGTAATTTTTGTAAACTATCATTTCTGACTTCATCTTTTATTCCTTTAGGAAACATAACCAATTCCCAAGGGACTTTATAAGCATTACCGTTTGAAATCGGAGCAAACGCACCAAATTTACTTTTAGAAGATTGAGTTTTAACAGAGGAAAAACCTTTGTTAAATACAAAATTAGGAATAGATCCTCCTCCTGATTTTATTCTTATTGAAAACGGATCTGCTGTATCAAATTCTTGTCCTCCTCTACCTGTTAAGTTATGGCTATCAGGAGCAGTTGTTTCATCATATCTATCATCATCATTAATTCTATTAAGAACTTGTCTGCCTTTTGTAAAATATAAAGCTAATTTTCTTTTACTAAAGTCTTGCAACATTGTTGTTCCTAATGCAAAAGAATCAAAACTAGGTTTACTTCCTAGTTGACCATTAGAGAACAAAGTTACAACTGAAAGAATTTCTCCTATCCCAGTGGTCTTCATGTGTGACCACAGCAATTGACTATTTACGCGAACTCCTTTCCGAGCGTAAACAAGAGGAATAAACGTACCAAGAACAGCTAAATCCTGTATTGCATCAAAAGATGATTGTGGTGTAAAACGACTACGACCTTGAACACCACCAACAGTTAATTGAGGAGGAGTTTCTGGAGTTTTAGGTTTAGGCGTTAACAGATATGAAATTGCTGTTAATGCAACTCCTATTATTATTTGACTAGTAATAGCAGCCGCAGTAGCACCCATTCCCGCAGACATAAGAGCAGGAACAAGTACCGCCCC